ACGAACCCTCTCAGTGTATTTCTGTCGAGGCGGGCGATAATCAGTATGTTGCAGGCGAAGATCTGATCCGAACTCATAACACAGGTATCCGTGGTACAAAGATTTTTGGTAAACGACCTAAGCTCGCCGTGCTCGACGACTTGGTATCGGATGATGATGCACGCTCTAAGGCGGCAATGGAGGCCATTAACGATACCGTATACAAGGGCATCGATTACGCACTTGATCCAACCCGTCGCAAAATCATCTTTAACGGTACCCCCTTTAACAAGAAAGACATCCTCTACCAGGCTGTGGAATCTGGTGCCTGGGACGTCAACGTTTGGCCGGTATGTGAAAAGTTTCCCTGCTCAAGAGAAGAGTTTGCTGGATCCTGGGAAGATCGCTTCACATACGATTATGTGGTAGAGCAGTACAATGACTCGGTAAAAGCAGGAAAGCAGACAGCCTTTCTGCAGGAGCTAATGCTCCGAATCAGTTCAGAGGAGGAACGCCTTGTACAGGACTCAGAGATACGATGGTACGATCGTCAGGCCCTTCTCTCCCGTAGAGGCGCCTTCAACTTCTATATCACGACCGACTTTGCCACTACCGACAAGCAAGCATCGGACAACGCAGTCATTTCTGTTTGGGCCTACAACTCGAATCGTGACTGGTTCTGGGTCGATGGAGTATGTGCGCGCCAGAAAATGCCGGTTTCCATCAACGAACTATTCCGGCTCGTATCTCAATATCGACCACAGCTCGTGGGGGTAGAGATTTCCGGACAACAGTCAGCTTTCATTGACTGGCTCCAGGAGCAACAGCTTGAGCGGAACGTTTGGTTTAACTTTGCCTCTCAGAAAGGCCGGCCCGGGATCAAACCAGTGGCCAACAAGCTTCAGCGGTTCAACCTCACTGTTCCTTGGTTCACCCAAGGAAAAATGTTTTTTCCCGCTCAAATGAAAGAGACTCCCATTATGCGGCAGTTTGTTTCTGAGCTCTCCCTCGCCACCCGAACAGGTCTCAAAGGGCAAGACGATTGTATTGATACAATTTCTATGCTCGCTGAAATTGGAGCCTGGGCACCTAGTGAAGAATCTCCCGAAATTCAGGCCGATGCGATTTACGGTGATGATATGCGGGAAGAAGCCTCCAGCATTGACTCATACGTCGTATAGCATCTATTGAGACAATTCTGGTTTACGAGGTTATTATGAGCAATATCCTGACAAGCGAACTTATTCGGCGATTGGCTTACGGCGAGCTCTCTAACCTGAAAATGGCTTCTGCCGGTGATGGAACCATTCTGGCAGCGGACCTACCCAAGGTCCTATTGCAGATTAATAATGCTCTAACCGAGCTATACACCAAGTTCCTGCTCTCCCAAAAAGAGGTCGTCATTAATGCCCAAGAGACGATCACCCAGTATTACCTGCGCTACGAATTTGCACAGAGTAATCTGGCATCGACCCAACCGGTCCTGTACATCGATGACTCAAGCATCGTGAACTGGGATGGCCGAATTGTAAAAGTGCTCCACGTATACGATGGCTTCGGCCGGGAGCTCTATCTCAACAAAGCCCAAGAACCATTGTCAGTGTTTACACCGCAATTCGATTGCCTGCAGATCACTGCCAACCACCAATCTGAAGATTTCTATGTCATCTTTCAGGCCCTGCACCCGATCGTAAATTACGATACGGCGACGGATCCAGATACTGACACATCGATCGAAGATCTCCCGCCGGCGCTTGAAAAACCCCTCGAGCTCCTCATTGCTTCTAAGGTCTACGGCCAAATGAATGGCGAAGCCAATGTCACTAAAAGTGCCATGCTCCACCAGGAATACGAAGCCAAGCTCTTGGAAGCAGAGTTTCGTGACACGCTCTCGACAAGCGAGAACACGTCAAACAGTAAACTGGAGCGAAATGGGTTTGTCTAATGAGGCCGTCAGCTAGTCCACTCCTCAATCCAACGGGGATGCTGGATAAACGAGTGCAACCCGCATGGGATCAACTCGAGCAGGTGCGTCAGCTTCTGCCCCAGATTGCTCATGTCTCTTACTATCTTGAATCAATCTTCAATCTGGATCGTAATCTCTCCCTTCTCGAAGATGAGAATGTCGATCATCATATCCTCAAAGATATCCAGATCTTTCAAGGCGCCAATGCCTATGAAACTGCTGTGGCTGAAGGATATGTCGGAGACGTTACTTCTTGGCTCGCTTCTCTTGTGGGTCCCCCGGGACCAACAGGCCCCGCCGGCGTAGCAGATACAGCTACTCTGACCGCTCTTCAAAATGATATTGATACGGCCGAAGCATCCGCTGCCGCGGCAAGTGCCCTCGCTGCCAGTGTATCCTCTCAGCTTGGGCTCATGGCTCCAGCAACGCTTCTCCAGGCCCTGGAAGATCAAGTTGCTCTGGATATTACAGCTTCTGAAACAGCCACCCTTGCAACTGTGAATCTGTTGATCGACGATTTTATCGATTCGACTGAAGCCCAGACGATCGCTGAGACCGTATTTGATTCTGAAATTGTATCTCGAGAAGCTTTGATCACCGCTCAAGGCGTGTCGATTGCTTCAGCAGATGCTCTCATTGCAGGGCTTCGGACAGATCATGATGCTTTAGGTACCGCATATGCTGCGTATGTTTTGCAGAATGATACTGACATTGCTCGGATTGCGGTGCTTGAAGCCTCTGATGCAACTCGAGCTGCAGATATTATCTCAATCCAGAATGTAAACGCGAGCCAGGCTTCAGATCTTACTTCCCTGACAGCGACAACCGATACCCACGAAGCTGAGATCACATCTCTGCAAACTGTGCAGGGTACTCAGGCTTCATCGATTAATGTGCTTCAAGTAGCGAATAACGCAAATGAAGCTTCTATTGTAGTTCTGCAAAATGCCGAGGTTACTCAAGATGCTTCCATTGCGTCTTTGCAGACCCAGGTAACAGCCGCTCAAGGTGATGCAGACGCGAATGCCGCAGCAATTATCACTGAACAAAATACCCGAGCAACTGCTGATACAGCGAACGCAAATTCAATCGCAACTGTTTCAGCGACTGCTGCTGGTAATACTGCTTCGATTACAACCAATGCCAATGCCATTGCGGATATTGAGGGTAACCTCGTAGCAAGATATGCCATCGTAGTGGATGGTGGCGGCAACGGATCCTTCATCTCTCTTGAAGATGGTGTGTCGACGCCGTCCAAAATTGAGCTGAGTGCATCTCTTATTGAGCTGAATGGTGACGTAATCATCAATGGGACCCTGGATACTCCGCAAATGGCGGATGATTCAGTCACTGAACGTTTAGTTACAAATGACACATCCTCTCGAGCAATTAGTTCGGTACAAGCGTTCACTGAAATTGAAAGCGTTGCTTACAATAAAGCCGAAGCCAGCTCAGACATTCGTATCGATTTCCACGTTCGCCACACTAGCGGCCCAGGTGGCGATTATGGTATGAACTTAGTTATCCAAAGAAACGGGGTTACTCAAACTCTGGGTGACTATTGGTATTATCGGAATAAGGGTTTCCCCCACTCTGAGTTTGGTTCCATTACGATTTCTGGTGTCCCCGCTGGGTCCTCTACATGGTCTGTCGACGTGAAAGTCACAGATGGTGGTAATGTTGCAGGTGTCTCTGTAGACAGGTCTCAATTGGCTATTGAGGAGATTAAAAAGTAATGCGTGCTGCTCTTTTCGATAGTGGGAACACCCCAGTTAAAATCATTGAAGGCAATGTGACCCAGGTCACAGCAAACGTCCCTGCCGGCGGTACCTGGAGAGAAGTTCCTGATTATGTACAGCTTCTCCAGGATGTACCCCCGATCGGTGATTTACCGGTCTGGCCCACTCGTATTATTAATGTTTTGGTTCATTCGGATCCATTGATCCCCCTGGAAGTACATACGAACAACACGGGCCAAGTGACGTTTGGAGCTCCAACAGGGCTGTCTGTTACTACAGAAGACCAAGTCGAACACCTAGAATCAGGCGGAAACTTAGTTGTGACATTCCCAAGTTCTGGTGAGCAATACGTCAAAGTCGAGGAATTAGGTAAAGCCCCGATCTCGTATTTTGTTAATGTGGTCTATTTGTCTGATTACGCCGATAAGCTGAAAGTCCAGGTAGATCGTGAAAGGGACCGACGTCTTCTGGCGGACATCACTGTGGGTGGTGTCACCCTAGATGGTGATGCTACAGCCCAGAAGAATATCGCAGAAGCTGCAACTCTCGGAGCTATTGAGACAATCCGCGGAAATGCCAGCTGGTCTATGGCTTGGATTACGGCCGCAAACACAGTTGTATCACTGACAGCTGCAGAGCTTGAAGCCTTTGCCGGCGCGATCTCGGTACGCCGCGGAACTGAATATGCTGCAGCCCGGGCAGCCAAAGATTTGATTATGGCCGCAGCAAACCAAACAGCAGCCGATGCAGAGCTTGCTTCTTACCTTGGCTCCTGATAATGCCATTGTGGTCTTAAACTGAAGGATTAACGAAATGTCTGACCTTACCTCCGCCACCGATGCTGATATCCTCGCTGCGATCAAACAACGGTCTGACGCGAAGATTGCTGAAGCTCTTCCCCACGTGGAAGCTTTGATTGGCATTTTGGATCCGTCTGGTAGCATTCTGCAGCACAGCGCAGCCGAAGGCGGCGCCCGGGCAGTGTTCCAGGCTTGTACAACTTTCCAGCGTATTGCGGATCAACTCGCTGCTCTCGATGCACCATCTGCAGAAGTCGACCCAGCAGCTGCGCCCCAAGGCTAAACCTTAACTAAAAGAGATCTCCCACATGCCTGAACTCGATCCGATCGTTAAATACGCCCATCGAATCCAAACTCTTGAGCACAACATTCAACGTGCCATTGAGAGAATGTCCATTCAAAATCCAGACCCTGGCAAGGATAACCTGACACTTGATCAGGCCCTTGCTCTTCTGGTGGATGCATACGGTACCCACAACGACATAGCCCAGAAGCAAGGTCTTTTGGTTGGCAACTTCCGAACGATGTTCGAAGCCTACCGAGTACAAACATTTGCTGACTTGGATCGTCGAAACCAAATTGTCCGCAGAGCTCAAGCAATTGCCCGCGGCGAAGACCCGAACAAAGAAGAAAAAGAGTGGGAAGCCCAGGTGTTAGCCGAGGCTCGAGCAGCCCTAAACAAACAACGTTCGACATTGAAGCCCGTTTAAGTTATTAAAAGCGCTCTTTAAGGGGTTAACCCATGTTCTCTTGGCTCAGACAGATATTCACAATCAAAGTGGAAGAGGCTCCTGTTGAGCCTAACGCTGATGGTAAATTTGAAGTCATTGTGGCTGACGATTACCCAGATTCCAGGATTATTATCAACGACATGTCTGATGTAGAACAAGAGCGCCGGATCGACCAGATCATCATTCATTGTAGTGCCACTCGTGCGACCCAAGACATAGGTGTAAAAACCCTGCGCGAGTGGCACACAACCCCAAAGCCGCAAGGCCGCGGATGGTTGGATGTTGGCTATCACTATGTGATCCGACGTTCTGGGAAAGCTGAGCTTGGTCGAGATCTCGATAATGATGGTTTTGTTGACGACGAAATAGGAGCTCACGCTTTTGGCTGGAACTCCCATTCTATCGGAATCTGCCTTATCGGGGGCGTAGCCCAGGATGGTCAAACACCTGAGCCAAACTTCACCGATGCTCAGATGGCTGCTCTTGGTGCGATGATTCTCACCTTGAAACAGCGTTACCCTAATGCGCGGGTCATGGGACACCGCGATACCGGGGCGAATAAAGCTTGTCCCAGTTTTGACGTGGCGAAATGGCTCAATGAATACGGCCTGGCCACATAAGGAGATCTTCCAATGGACTTTCTGAAGAAGTACGCTGCACTAATCTTTTCGCTCGTGGCTCTCGGCATTTCGGGCTGCACATCCCTCGGGATCCAACCGCTGCCGAATCCATATGAACATGTTGAGACGAACGCTGAGCGCGCGTATGCAACTGTTCTCTCGTTTGGTGCCGCACAAGACACGGTCATCAGCGTCTGTGATACCGTTCAGCCCGATGAAGTTGAAGCGCCTGTTTGCGTCCAGCTCATCACATCTGAACAGGTTCTCAGACCTGCTGTCACAGCTGCCGCCCGCATTGGCGCAGAATATGCTGACATTGACGCCCGCATTAAGGCCTTGGGTCCTGATGCCCCATCAGAGTGGTTGGTTATTGCCGCAAGCTCTGCAGGCGATCTGGCCCAAGCATTTGGCCCGATCAAAGATGACGTAGAAGACTTCATCGAAACCGCCGGCGAGCTCGTTAATTAAGGCTGCCTTCACTAAAAATCCCTTATTAAAGGAACAGTATTATGGACCTCCTGACTGTACTCTCGAAAGCGGAAGTCGCTCTGAATCTTCTGCAAACCGTTAAACCAATGCTCGGTGACAACGGCAAATATGTCGACATCGCAACTGATGTGGTTGGTAAAGCACTTTCTGGAGCCAAGTTCGGCGCCGAAGGTTATGCCGAACTGGTCAATGAGTTGAATGGCGTCATTGAAGACCTCGAAGCTATGAAGGCCCGCGGCGGCCTCACCGGCAACGACTTCCGTGATGAAGTCAAACGGATTGAAACCCGCGGCGACATTCTTGATGCGATCAAGGATCGGCTTCAGAGCTAATAATCGACAATAGTCGATAAATCAGTTAAAAGGCAGGTGTAGCAAACACCTGCTTTTTTTCGTTGGGGACTCAGACATGCCGCATAGAACGCCAGCTGAGCTTCCCAACGAACATCAACTATACGTCCCTGCTGGACATCAGACCTACAAACCCATTACAGATTCCCTGTTTCAGGAGCTCTTCCCAAGTTCAGAGTTCCCTAATCAGGAATTTGCTATTATCGAAGAATTCGATACTAGTACCGGCTAATACGAGTTTCGAGGAT